CGTGAGTTTCAGGTTGATCCTGTTCTTCCGTCTGTTGTTTTACAGGATTATCCTAAGTTTGTCACCTTCCTCAAGAAGTACTTCGAGTTTCAAGAACAGGATGACAACCTTAATCGATTCCTGAATAATATTTTCGAAACAAGAGATGTGACTCAAGCAGATCTTGATCTCTTACAATATTTCGAAGACGACTACCTTCTAGGTCAGAATTACTTCGAAGGATTTAAGGACAAGCGAACAGCAGTAAAATATTCTAGTTACTTGTACAGAACGAAAGGTACTAGATATTCTATTCGTCAGTTCTTCAAAACGTTCTTCAATATAGAACCAGACATAGTATATACAAAGCAATATATATTTAAGTTGAACGATTCTAAGGTAGGTGCTGAATCATCTCGATTCCTTACTGATAACAAACTATATCAGACCTATGCAATCCAGATTCGTTCAGAACTATCGGTAGCACAATGGAGGGATGCATATAAGTTGATGGTACACCCTGCGGGGATGTACTTGGGCGGTCTGACACAGATCGTTGGCACTGCTGAACTAGAAGACCTGCAGTTCGATCCGGGTGAAGCAATCAAACCACCGATTGTACTCGAAGGTACTGGTGACTTCCAAGAAGCGGCACATGCTCAACACACTGCATTGTTTGATATTAATAATCCAACTGACGATGGCGAACGTATCCAATTCCGTATGATCATGGGATCAGGACGTGGTGGACGAACTCCATCAACCGACTACCCAACGTTCAGTGGTAACGATCTCAACGACATTGGTGATCTGACTATCGACAACTTAGACAGACTGTACTCAAGCATGGCAGAGTACCTGTCACCGAACTCGCCTACGTTAGACGACGATTCGGATGGAACAACAACATATGCTGGATTCGATATCTCTTCCACAGAGACTATCGACCAAGAGGTATTCACTTGGAATCCAGCAGTAAGTCGCATCGATTCCGATCACAACACATTATTAGATAGTGACGGAACTCTCCTTGCAGTCGGTGATTCTGATTCAGAATTGTCACTCAGAGAGATAATTGATGGTAACTTGTAGTATAAATAGAGAGTATAACCTTTAGGTAGAAGACATGCCAAAACAAATTTTGAACAGAGGAACTATTGCGAACGACGGTACGGGGGATACTCTCCGTACTGCGTCGTTGAAGATCAGTCAAAACTTTGATGAGATCTATGAGAAGTTGGGTGATGGTTCATCGTTGATGCCCCTGATTGACTTTGACTCTTCAGGCATCATCTTCGAAGGACTGACAGCAAATAACTTCGAGACTCGACTTGAAGTAGTAGATCCTACTGCAGACCGAACAGTCAAGATTCCGGATTACTCAGGTTCTCTGGTAATGGACTCTGCCTCACAGACTCTTGCTAACAAAACTCTTACGTCACCTGTTCTGACTACTCCACAGATCAATGATAGCGGAGAAAACCACCAGTACTTGGTTGCTGTTAGTGCATTGGCTGCGGATCGTACAATCACTCTACCCGTGTTGACAGGTAATGATGAGTTTACTTTCAACAATACTACTCAGACTCTCAAGAACAAGACTCTGCAGTCGCCGCAGATTAACAGTCCTAAGATTGGAAATGCGATTTTCGACAGTGCAGGTAACGAACTGCTTGTGTTCCAAGACTCTGCGAATGCTGTAAACTTTGTTCGCATTAAAAACGCAACCAGCAATAACGCAGTATTTGTTCAGGGTGCAGGTCAGACAAACACCGACATTTCTATACGAGGAACAGGTAACGGTGCTGTCAAGGTAGACTCCAAGATGGCACTTCGCACTCAGGGTCTAAACTCTGGTGGTACGATCAGTGCTAACTTCCCGATCACTTTATTCAATGCCGCTACTGCACAGACATGTACTCTAGGTAACGGTACCACAAGTTTGAATGGTGAGATCAAGTATCTGGTCAATAAGGGTGCAGGTTCACAAACAATTAACGAGACTAGCAATAACCTTGCGGCATATGCTAGTATCACGATGCCACAAAATTCGGCAGTAACATTGGGATGGTTCTCTGATCAGTGGATCGTAATCAGCAACCAAGGCGCAACGTTAAATACTTAGGATAGATAGATGCCAGTAATTACAGACAAATTTAAGAAGCAAGTCCTAGATGATCTCTTAGATGATTTTCAAGATTCGGACAATGTACGATATTATGCAGCTATTGGTAGAGCAGAAGACTGGAATGATTCTGACATTGCGACTGTGCCTACTAATAGTTTTGCGGACGTAAGGACTGCACGTAATTCACTACAATCCGTAAAGTTGATTGAGGATGCTTCGTATGTAATCCCTCGCCGCACATGGGTTGCTAACCTAATCTACTCTCCGTTTGATGATAACGATGTAGGTTATCCAGCAAACCCGTTCTATGCGATCAACTCAAACAACGAAGTCTACGTGGTACTTGAGCAAGGTAAGCAAGCAGATGGTACTGCTCAGTTGTCTACGGTACAACCTACAGGAAACACGACTGGTACACCTTTCCGTACATCGGATGGTTACACGTGGAAGTTCCTGTACTCTATCGGTGCACTTCGAGCAGACAAGTTTCTATCCTCTCAGTATCAACCTGTGCAGTTCGTGGCATCGACGGACTCAGATTCTCCTGCCGAAGAACTACAGCAAGAGATTGTACAGAACAACGCAGTCAAGGGTCAGGTACTCAGTTATAAAGTAACTAATGGTGGATCAGGATATACTTCCACTCCTACCGTTACTGTTGTAGGTAATGGTACGGGTGCTACTGCCTATGCAGTACGAGCAGGTGAGACTATCGTAGACATCAAGGTCAAGGCAGACTCGGCAGGTAACTCAGGATCATCTTACTTTGGTAGTGGATATGACTATGCGAACGTAGTCATCTCTGGCGGTGGTGGTGACTCTGCTACTGCACGTGCAGTGCTCACTCCTAATCCCGGTGGTATCGGATCAAACCCTGTGATTGACCTCAAGGCAAACGGAATGATGTTTAACTCCAAACCAGACGGAACGGAGAACGACGACTTCATTACAGGTAATGAGATCTTCCGTCAGGTATTGTTGCTACGTAACCCACGTACCGATAGCGCAGAGGGTACTCTGTTGACTTCTACCTCTGCAAACGCATTGCGTCAACTTGTACATGATGGTTCTGGTTTCACCAAGAACACAGTACAGAAGAGCGAGATCGAAGGACAGACATCTGGTGCCAAGGCAATTATTAATGACACCAACGATTCAGATCGAATCTGGTATCACCAAAACGCAACGACAGGATTTACTCCTTTCCAAAGCGGAGAGGAAATCCAAGTAGTCGGTAACTCAGGAGTTAACGGTAATATCACTAGTCTGGTAGATGGGGACTTCAATCCATTTACCGGAGACATGCTATATATTGATAACCGCTCTGCTGTAACACGATCAAACGATCAGACCGAAGACTTGAAAATCGTAATTACTATCTAGGATCATAAGAAATGCCAAAGACGTTTACTGAACAAACTTTCAGATCGACCTATAAGGACGATCATAAAGATAGTGATAATTACTCTCGCATTCTATTCAATGCGGGACGTGCTCTGCAAGCACGTGAACTCACTCAGATGCAAACGATCATCCAGAAGGAGATCTCACGGTTTGCTGATAACATCTTCCAGAAGGACGGTGTTCCTGTATCTGCGGGTGGTGTTTCTATCAACGATGCCTATTCGTTCATCAAGATTCAGGCAGACCAGAATAACTCGTTTGATGATGTTACTGCGCTGAAGAATGTTGTACTGACAGGTCAGACTTCGAACATCAAGGTTCGAGTACAAGAAGCAGTTGCCGCAACAGAAGGTGGTGATCCTGATACTCTGTATGTTCAGTACCTAGATAACCCGAACACTCAGAGCACTTCAGTAGACTACAAAGTAAACCGACGTGTAACTCTTGGTGAAACATTGAGTAATGGTTCTAACGTCAACTTGACAGTACAAACCATTGATACCACTGAAAACCCTGCACTAGGTTTTGGTAGTACTATCTCTATCGGTGAGTCTACATTCTATGTCTCTGGTCACTTCGTCTTTGTGCCCAAGCAGACTATCTTCCTTGGTAAGTATCTTAACAAACAAAGTGCTGACATTGGATTTAAATTAGTCAAAGATATTGTGACGGTATCTGATACAGATGCTTTGTACGATAACCAGAATGTCACACCTAACCGATCTTCTCCCGGTGCTGACCGTTATCGCATTCGTCTTGTCTTGACTCGAAAGCAAGACTTCACATCGAGCGATTCGTTCGTTTACTTTGCTCGTGTTGTTGCTGGTCAGATCACTCACCAAGTAGGTTCGACAGATGGTTATAATGAAATCAAGAAGTTTGTCAACACTCGCATAAAAGAAATTAACGGTGACTTCATCAAGAAGTACTGGAAACTTCGATTCGAACCTAACGCAAACATTAGTTCTGATTACTTGATGATGAAGATCGATCCGGGTACTGCCTACATCGATGGTCATCGAGCAGCCACACAATACACTCAGTCAATGCCTCTTCGTAAGGCAACGGATACACTCATCGATGAAGATGAGCAGATTGGTATTGACTATGGTAACTTCTACTACTGGGACTCTGGTGTCGGTATGTTGGACATCGATACCTGTGAAAAGGTAGATCTGTATTCAGGATTCGACGGTACCGGAACTAAGATCGGTGTTGCTAATATTCGAGCATTGACCGAAGGTACGTCTTCTTTGCGAGTCAAAGGATATACGTATGGACGACAACCTTTGTACAAAGCACACTTGTTCAATGTCAATCGTACTAATCTGAACTTTACACTAGAAGATGTAAAGTCGGTCAAATCAAATTCTAATAGTCACTTGATTAACCTTGTACAAGCAATTAATAATCAAGGGTCTATTCTACATGAACCACGTAAGACTCCGCTTCTG